TATTCTTGACATATGACTTGGGGAACCCCCAGCCATCGCATAACTGTATGGAAGGTCCAAAGAAGCTGGGGTACTCGAAGAACTGTTCAGTTGACTTGTGAGGCCATTACTACCTGCTTGATCCCAGTGCCAATATCGAATTGCATATTTTCCCCCTATCGCGGAGTCGAGATAACACAGACATATCTCATCATCGCGAACGCCTTTGATAATTCTGTATGGGACCGCATAATCAGATACGCCACCGGAGGAGGCGTTAACATTTTTTCTATCCCTAGCGAAAGTAACGGATCCAGCTAAAGAGTTACTTTCGATTGTCGCAGTTACTAAATTCAGGATGGTGTTTGCCCCAACTATTTCTAGCCAGGAATGTCGTTTGTGTGTCGACGCTTCTGAAGAACTTGCGTGTATATCGAAAGTGAAAATATTACTAGCATATCCTTCTCCGAGGGATCCTTCTTGATACATATTACTTTCGACACAAAATCCATATGGCCATGGATGAGAATGCTGCAAATTGCCATCCTCATCAGCATCTAATTGAAGACTCTTTAGTATCTTAATTCTATCACCTGAGGTAGCATTATTTCCATCAATGCTCAATAACCACATAGAGGCATATCCCCCCGCCCCGGGTCTATAAGATACAATGCATTGATTTGGACTTACCTTTTTAAAAGTCTTGAAACCTGAACACTCTTCGTCGGGATCGGACGGAGTCCCAATAATTGGAGCATCGTTTAGGCTAGTGCCATTTATATCGACCGCACAAGAACCACTCGCGTAGTAGGTTATCCCAAAGGCGGTGCGACTTGCCATGACATCGATGAAGGCTTGATCAGGACTAGTGACGATCATACCATTGACTTGGTGGTTAGAATCATAAGTCGAGCTACTATTAGACCATGTAGTACTACTGTATGAACTACTGCTCATAGCGGTAGCCAGGATATTACTATCTGCACCCTTAGTAAATGTGGTTCCTGATATCTCTATTTTGAATACCACACTAGGATTTGATCCTGATGATCCTGATGTATCGAATGTAGTAGCAAGAGCAAGTGTATCACTTATGATGTCAAATGCTACTAATCCTGAATAAGTATAGGTCTTTACCTCTCCTTCGGGATCCAATTTATTAATAACATATATCTTATTGGGACTAGGATTGTGTACTATTATTAAATTAGTTGTTGTCCAATATTTAAAATCGACATTATCATTATAATGATTCGGACACAGACCAATGGGTACGTCAATTTTTTTCAAGATGCTAAAAACATCTTTATCCCCAACTCCCAAATCCCCCGAACCTAATATAGAATCGCCATTAATCGATTTTATATTTGTACCAGATACTAATACATCGTGGGCGTCACCAGGTTTAAGAACACCGGTTAAATTGGACCCATCCCCAGTTGGGGCAACGAATGTGGTACCAGCGTCTGACGACCTGAGAACACCTGGAATATCACCAGATCCATCTCTCTGAACAATTTGGTTCGCCCCAGTACCTACACCATTATCTGCTAGGGTAACTAAATCTGCATCATCTAGACTGGTATTTTTTATTTTAGTTAATGCCATTTCTGTTTCCTTTTTCGATTTAGATTGTTATGCATCTTCCCAATTACTCCAAGAATCCTCGAATCCAAAATCATCATTCTCTGTAGCTCCCACGGGATCTGGTTCAACCGTATATGTTTGTTTTCTATTTGGTGAATTAACAGGTACATCAGCATACATTGAGGTATCAACTTTCTTGATGATACCAGATGATGTAACTGGACCATATAATTGGACAGAAGCAGTAAAACTTAGGGTGTATATTATAGCTCTTCTTGTTGCAAAATCCCCCTCATACGAGTCTTCGTAGCTTACGGAATCGAGTACAATAGGCACATCCTGACTATTTTTTAATTCTGACGAATCTTTTATTGTCATTGTATATGAAGGAGAGAATGTCGGTAATATTTGCTCAATGATTTGTATACCATCATCCGAATTCTTTACCATTACAAATAATTCAAAACTCACATTATAAGGTACAGGGGAGAATTGCTTACTTACTCCCTTAGTATCACCAACTTTAGGAATCTTTACTGTGTTGATTTTATTAAGTTTTCTTGCAGAATCATAACTAAATGAACCAAGTTCAAACCCTATTCGTGGAAGAGATATCGCCACGGACTTAGTAAGATTTGGATCCTCTCTCAACCGTGTGAGAAATTTTTCCTTTGGTCCATAGGATAATGGTATTTTCATTTTCTGTTTAATGACACCACCCTTATCTTTTCGAATCAGGTAAATCTCATTGAACATGGAACCAAAACCGATGACGGTTCTTTTCAGTATTTCGTGATAGTAAGGATCAGCACCCAACATTATATTTCTCCAAACGGATTAGAATCCGTAAAATCTATTATCCCATCTGACTCACCTTGAAGCCAGTCATTGATAGAACCCTTATCTATATTATCTATAGAATAACTTTCCTGTATCATATTAAATCCATTTTCAAACAATAATTCCCCAGAACCATCTTCAAGTAGTATATCATAAAAATCGATTGAGTTCGTTGAGTGAAGATCCTCGATTACATCTATTTCGGCAACACCAGTATCAAGAGCTTCGTTAGAATATTCGAAGAGTTTACAAGTTAATGTAAATACCGGAATGTTATGAAGCCTTTCAAATTCTTCTTCCTCTACAAAGGTGATTTCAAATAATTTCTTTCTGTGTTGAGAAGGAAAGTATATTAAATCGCCTTCATTTGGACGAGTAGAGGATATCAGATTTTGATCAAGTGATATAAGTTGTTCAAATCTTAATTTAGCGACTTGAAATTTAGCTTCATCTCTAAGTTCTAATCCAAACTTAGAAAGGGCATCTGCTTCCCCAGCACCAATTGATTCATTTTCATAATACATCTCAATGACATATGCATCATTGAATTCCGATAAAATATCTTCTCCAAATAATTTATCTTCTCGAACTAATTTGCGCGGAAGGTAATAAACATCTGTACCAAACGCCTTAATCTGCTCTATGATTATTTCTTCGTAGAGTCTCGATTCCGGCCTGTAGTGCTGATTAAAAAACGGTGAAGTAGACATGCTCTACCCCACCATAAAATCAAGCGGTGCTTGATATGTAGATATTATTTTTTCTTCTAGTTTTTCAATTTCCTCTTGTGCCTGAGTATATATAGTATCCGCATCAATTTCAACACCACCAATCATCGCGATGCCTTTGAATTTCTGGAGGTTTTGACCCCATTGTCTTTTGATGAGTTCTGTAGCATATCTCTTGAGGAACATATCATTATAAAGTCTTACTGCTACAGAGGGATCGGTTTTTCTATAGCATTCAATAAGTATAGTATCATCAACTTTAAAAGTTTCCGACCAAGTATTATCGAAGTACAGTTTAGAACTTAAATGATTAAATCTAATTGACACTTGCGTATTGAACATAGTATCAATCATGTCTAATTTTTCCCGAGCCATTGAAGTGGAAACAAGATCTGCCGCAGGGTTTAAATCAATCAAACCCGACCGTATCATTGCTGCTTGATTATACCAATTAGATCCGAATGCTGTGGATGGATGATATACATTAACAATTGATACAACCGAATCTGGTATGGCGATCCAATTATTTTGATTCGTCCAAACCGATGAAACTGAATCTTCTGTTGCCGTTTCAGAATTAACACCCACCGCACGATCAAGGTCGGCCTGAGTTATTGTGTGAGATAGATATAATCTTTCAATCCCATCATAATGAAATTGATTGAAATATTCAAGCGCATCATCTATTCTGTCTGAGATTTGATCAATATCGACATTAATATCGACAACTGGTTTACCGAGTCTTCGAAGACAATATTCAGATAATTCTGATTTTGTTGTTAATGCCATTATCGCTCTCTATGGTTTCTCTGGATATATGATGTTATTTATATCAACTGTCTCCGGTAAATCTCTAAGTGCTTGACGGTATGTAGTCATTTCCTCCGGCATATTTACATCAGATAATGCGTGGAAATCTGTTTCCCCGAGTAGCTTATTTCGTTGCTCTCTGAGATTATCCCAAGCGACTTCCGACTCCGTAGCTAAATCTTCTTCTGTCTTGGCGACTGCTTGGTGTGGCAGAATCCAGTGACCAGATACCAGTTCTGGTGTCCAGACTTTAACTAACTTCTCACCATCTGCAAGCGTTGGTGTTACTTCTGTCACTGGGTACATATTGAATGCACTTAATGTCTCTAGATTGGGTTGCTTTGGAAATGTTGTGTTTACATTGTCTTTTCTCAATTGACCAAGTGTATATGGATATTTCTCTACTTTGTTATTGATTGCTTTTAGATATAGCATTGTTATTTCTCCTTTGTCTGCTATTATGCGTTAGGGCCTACATCAGCACCAGCGATTACTGTACCGTTGACGGAGAAATCTACACCTGTGCCTGAGTTAGCGCCTAAGCTAGATGTGTCATCGAATTTCATGTAAATGAGTGGGTCTGCGATAGTGCCAGCTTCGATTGCTGGGGTTAAGTCTTTAGGGTATCCAAGTTGGTCTACGAATAGGTTACGGTTACTTTCTTGGGAGAAGTCTATGTAGCTGTCATCCGCCCATAAAAAACCTATAGAGCTGTCAGCGTAAACATCAGTACCCCCGTTATAAAGTATGTCTAGATTGTTAAACGGGAATAGTGGAGTCCCACTTGATGTCGTATACACAGAAGGGACAACGCCGTTGATATATAAATCATATGAGATACCATTGTAAGATAACAGTATTATGTTCCATTGATCGCCTACAACACTACTGTCGGTGGTCTCCCAATTTAAAGATCCGTTATTTGCGTGTAATTTTAGGTTCTGGTTGTCTAAGAATAAATTATAAGCACCACTAGCGCTGCCTGTAAAATTGACTCCACCTGTGTTAATTATCGGCTTAGACTGTGTTATGCCAACTCGATTAATGGCGAAAGCAAGAGTATGTACGCTGCTGTTACTTGTCCCTGTGCTCCCGTTTAGATAAGAACTTGAACCATTACCCTTTACACTCCTAGCCCAAAACTCAGACCCACCCCTCGCCCCTGTGAATGGGCCAGAGTACACAATAAAATCACCACCGCTACCTAGATTATTCCCAGCATCATCAGCCCGTAGTGGCATTGCAATCAGTGGTGTTGTTCCTGTTTCTGAGATGACTTGTCGAACTGGTTTAGGTCGGTTAGCATCTGCATCCCAGAATGGGTTGTCTGTGGATAGGTCGGTGTAGGTATTATCAAGATACACTTCACCTATAGTTTGCTCGTCCCATGCTGTCGGTGTGATATTATTTGCTGAATAACTATATGCAACAATCGATGAGAAATGTATATCTAATAAATTAGAGTATGATGTCCAAGTAACTTCGGCTGTCACATTTACACCGTTTATAATAACTGTTCTCTTATTATTGTCTGAAACATCTATAGAGTATGAGACATGCCAGTATCTTCCGTGGTAGGGTAGTGATGTATTATTATTGTAATCGTATGTGAAGTTAACTCCAGTTTCATCGGTAAGCTGTACGGCACATGATATTCTACCAAAAGATATGGTGTGACCAGTAATTACATTTGCGCTTCCAGTACTTTTAAAGCCACGTATAGTATTACCAACATTACCCCCTGTAGTACCATCAGCCCTTAATATACCAGAATATGTAATTAGTTTACCATCAGACGCTCCAAGGTTGCCGCTAATTTGCAAATAATCATTCGCCCCATCAAACTTCGATGCAGAACAGTTCCATTGATTCGGTCCACGACCAGCCGTATCCAGTATTCCATTCACCGAGAAGTTATTTTGAGAACCACCCGATCCTAAATTTTCCCCTGCTGTAGCTGCATCTTTCATGGGTAGGTAGATAATGGGAGCTTGGGGTGTACCTTCTGCCTCACCATACGAGGCTGTGCTTATGTCATAGGGGGTGGATAGGTTGAGGGCATAGACTGAAGCTGTGGCATAGCCAGCAAGAATTATTACTGAACCGTCTGAATTCCATTCTATAGAAGTGGGCGTCGAATCCAAATCACCAACAAAGAAACTACTTCCTAGGGTGCAAGTTGTAACATCGTAAGCTACACTTAAAGAGTAAGAGGCAATAGTATCGTTGTCAGATCTACTAATAACTAATGTTGTCCCATCAGGACTAAAGAGCATCCCATAAAGATTAGTGACATTCAACACCTTATTGACTGAATTATAGGAGGCTGACGATACTAAGAAATCAGTTGATAAGTCATACACGTACACCGTCCCTGTTGTCCGATCCGCGACAAACATCTTACTCCCACTTGCGTTGAACTCTAGCGCCGTTGGGTTTGTGGTTTGGGATGTGACGCTAAACGTCGTAGAATACGCTGCTGTGCTCAAATCGTATGCGGAGGACATCGTGTATTCTTTTACGGAGTTGGAGGAGTCATCACAAACAAAGAACTTGGTTCCATCATCATTCAGCGTCAAGCTGTTGGGCTGAATCGCTTCAGTTAACTGTTTGGAGACTCCATCATAACTAGCTGAGGTTATGTCATACGCTATCGATAGGGAGTATTGGAATACAGTACCATTACCATAAGATAGTAAATACATCTTACTGCCCGTACTATTAAATTGAATTCCTCTTGTGCTTGCTCCCTCTTGGTTGGCGTCAAACTTCTCACTAAGATACTTATCAACACTACTCTGACCAGTAGCTGGCTTACCGTCAGCAGTGATGAACAATCTGCGGTTAGCTTCTATAGATAGGTCGCGATATGTGTAGTCTAGGAAAGTGTGTGCTAGTCTACCGTGTAATCTACCGTCAGCCGCACCCCCACCCGACGGATTAGTAGTTGGGGAGTATGCCACATAATGAACAGACGCTGTAAAATCAATATTAGCTGATGAAGTTGTAGTCCAACCAGCACCATAGATAGTGGACACCAGTCTGTCATTGATATACATAGACCTGTATGACATGTTCTCTATATCAAACGAAATGAGAAAGTGTGTCCACCCAAAGAAAAACCCATACTGTGTATCTGGGGTTTCAAAAGTAATGTCATTTCCCGCAACAAGCGGTAGTCTAACTCTTATTTCCCCTAAAGACGTTGTTTCTATTATAAGACCGTATGTACCGTTATTATTGAAGTATAGTTTTCCGTATTGACTATTTGATGACCCACTACCAGTGTGACCAAGATAAACCCATGCACTAAAAGTAAACGTCTTAGAATCCGTGTTACCTGACAGGTCAGAACTCCGACTCAAATAATCATTCGTCCCATCAAAGCTAACACCCTCTGGGTCAGGTTCACCTAAAGATAAGGAGTTACCTGCAGCCATTAACTCCTTCATACTCATACAGCACTACCGAGATAATAAATGTATAAAGTAGAATCTTCCATTTCTATGACAAATACATCATCTGCAGTAGCAGTTGGCCGTACATTACCTGCAGATGTAACCCATTTTACAGATGTAATGTTATTAGCTGTAACTGCTGGATCTGGCCATGTAACAGAATATGTATCACCTCCGACAATGCGTAGACGTACTGATTGACCATCTGTAATAGATGAAGTAAAAACTGGAGCTGCCGTTAGGGTTTTATACTGCTTACTACCATGTGCAGGATCAATATCAAGATCCACAAGTTCGTGTACTGTTTCTGATGTTTCAATAAATGTCGTTTCGGTAAAGGTATTAGCTGCAGTAAAGGCATTCGCAACATCATTTTTTGTTGTATTTACATCAAAGGCTTGAACATCAGTACCTATTGTCAACCCTAAATTGGTTCGAGCAGTTGCAGGAGTAACTATTTCTGATAGATTATTAGCACCGCTCATCTCTCCGGGTAGTCCAGATTGTATGGATAGGCTCGAGTAATTTGTAGTTCCGTCACCAACTCTAAAAGTATTATTTGTTGTATCGAAACACAATTGTCCGTCTGGTATTACAGGATTTGCTGATGACCAATTTGCTGCTGTATCTCTACGTTGTCTTAATATTGTGGCCATTATGTGGCTCCTCCGCTATCTATTATTATGTCTGCGACTGAATATACAGTCGCCGAATCTCCTCCATCTATATCACCCAATCCAGCCGATGAAAAACTTAAATTACCTGCACCGTCCGTTGTTAATACTTGACCAGCTGTACCATCAGAAGTGTCCAGTGCCGCAACATCAACGGTATTTTCTATTACATCGACGTATGTTGGAACACCAACATCAAATATACAAACCACTTCAATTTCGTCATTTGTTGATACTACCGAAGCAAATGATAATTGTGTAGACTCTAATGAATATGCAGATCCGTGCTGTTTAATACCATTGATAGTAACCCAAGTTGAATTTTCATTAAAAGGGGTGAAACCCATACCTGTGCTGCTATATGGTACAAAGGACACGCCATCCACAGTCGTCGCATAACCAGTCCACTTTTTAATTTTTGAAGCCTTTAATTCAGCCTTTCCTAAATATGACATTATTGCTCTCTATGGTTTCTCTGGATATATGATGTTATTTATATCAACTGTCTCCGGTAAATCTCTAAGTGCTTGACGGTATGTAGTCATTTCTTCAGTCAAGTCAACATCCTGTAGGGCATAATGATCGGTTTCAGCGAGAAGTCGGCCTCGTTGCGCTCTAACTACTTTTAAAGCTTCATCCTCTAAAGACTGTAATCGAGTAGATTTTTCCTTTTCGTGGTGAGCTTCAAGAATATCATCTGCATCATCTTTTAAAGTTACAACACCGTCTACTACCCTCCAGCAAAAAGAAGGGTAGGTATGGAAAAAAGTATCAGCAACTTCTATATCTGTAACCTCTTCATAACTACCTTTAAGTATTTCCCCTAGTTCCCCTATAAATAAATACATATCAATTCCTGTTTACAAGTAATGATGTATCTGCTTCAACGACAGTCAATTTATAATCTACAACGTGATTTGACTGAAAGCTGCTGTCAGAATATATTCTGACACTAAACCCCGCCGGCAGCATATTCCATTTTCCATTCCCCGTAGTCGAAGAAAACCTATATTTCCCTATCGCAGCAGAAGCACTATCCAACACCCACCAATCGGCACCGATCGTAGAAAAGGATGGCCCCTTATTAGCAGTCCATGCGTAATCTGTGTCCACAGCAATCAGAGACGCGGATAGGTCAAGAAGTTGGGGATGGAACATAGCCCAAGTTGGGCTATTGCGAATAGATATCATCTCGAAAGACCACATGAGCATTCTTTCAGTGTTATTTGAATACAGATTTGTAGGGAGATTAATACCCCTTCCTGATACTCTTTTCCATCCAGAATCAAATACTATGTTTGTTGATTCTACTACTGTTGGGGATGATGTTTTATTTTCTAACATTATGTTATTCTCCGATTATGTAATTTCTACGCCAGAGGCATATATACTGTAATTTAAGCCATGCGGTCTACTGTCAAAATTCGCTGATATTGACAAAGCCGCAACTGCACTCTTTGATCCAAAGGTATTGCTAATGCTAGAAAAGTACCCTCCGTTTGTAGATCCATTACCAGAGGTACGAGCATAAGTTCCTTCTACTACATTAATAACAACTATATTGAGGCCGTCAATAACACCAACATAACCACCAGAGATTTCAAACGCATTGTTCCCATACTCTGTGGTTTCGTTCATACCGCCATTGCCCGCATAATTCACTACTAAATCAGTAGCTAGATTAACTTTGTACCACCCATTACTACCCTTTTCCACTAGGTAAAATTCAGTATCTGAACCTCTCGTTATAACAGCACCCCCCGAATAATTACCTACAGAATTAACATTTATTGTGGTGGTTGTCCCATCTTCGATATTGGTCTTGTATATAATAGTATCTACAGAAAGATGTTTAGTATAAATATAACCACCATGCGTAAGCATATATGACCCTTGATTACTTGCCTGTCCTGAGTAGGAAACATCTGTGGTGATTGAAGTTTGTGGGACATAATCAGAGACGTTATAAACTCTTATCTCTGTACTTGTACTACTCGATTTCTCATAGAAGAATGTGCCATCAGTACACATACTATAACTACTTACGGCATTTCCACTCCCATCAAGTACAGTGATTGCAGTTTCTGCTGGTGCTGCACCATCATGATGTCTAAATAGGTCGCCTTCCCAGTACCTAAAGTATTGTACCTCAGAGTTTCTAATAACAGCGAAAGCACAGTTTGCAGGGTTATTAGTACCCCCTTGTCCCGTCGCTTGTAAATGAGATTCAACATCCGTGTTTGTGTAAGGAGTAGTTGATTCGATTGGTGTAAGGTTTATATCTCTCAGCGTTTGGTTATAATTATCACTGAATATTACTGCATCTAATTTAGCAACATAATCTACTTGTGGTACTGTTGGTATACTTACTTTAAGAATAGAAGTCGCATCCATTATTAGGTTTCCACTTAAACCTACATTCAACTCCTCATCTGGGCCGGAAGTATAAGTTTCACCTAATAATATATCATTAAGTTTTAATGTCATTTCTGTTGGGTAATGAGTTGATTTACCCTTAAATATTACATCTTTAACAACTGCTTGCGTTTCAGCATCGGTTGTCACTATGCTTATATCACCTGTGGTTGTTTGTGCGTCTATGTGTGTAAAGACTTTTACGTTGTCAGCCATTTGTATTCCTTATTAATTATATTATGCAAACTTAAGGGTTGTTGCATATGACCACCCTGTTATTGCCAAATCCCCCGAACCTAATATAGAATCTCCATTAATCGATTTTATATTAGTAGCAGATACTAAGGTGTCTTGCTTAGATAGGAGTTGAGTATTAATATTACTAGTAATACCACCAACATAATTCAGTTCTGTTGCTGATACTGTGACTCCCATAGAAAACAAAGTTTCTGTAGATTTAGAACTGAAACTTAAATTACCTGCACCATCCGTTGTTAATACTTGACCAGGATCGCCATCAAGAGTGTCCAGCTCCATAATCGAAATTGAGTTCGGATTATATGTAATCACAGTATCAGCTGATTTTACACCAAATATTATAATTTCTATATTGGATGTGTTTGGTGGTGCATCCGTAAAAGTTAATGAAGTGCCAGAAACAGAATATGCGGATGTATGCTGTTTAACCCCATCTATATGAACAAGTACCGATGCATCATCTTGAATAATTGTTTCTGGTAAAGGGTATACTCTTGATCCTCCATCTCCGATAAATGATACGGAGTTAAAATCCGAAGATATAAATACTCCTCTACCACCAGTTCTAGTTCCTAAATATGACATATTTTAGTCCTAATCTATTTCTAATACAGCGCAAACTGCTTCTATATGGCCTACGGCCGATGCCGTTAATTCCAATTTATCCTCTGCCTCTAAATTAATCGGTTTATCTAGTACTAATGTAGAGTCTTCTGGTACGGAAAGACCCTTTCCTATATATCGATATGTTGTCCCACCATCAACGGTTATTTCGATATCAACGTTAGCGGGGGCACTACCTACATTTGAAATATATAATGCGTGTATAACAGCTGCCGTATCTACGGGTACCGGACCATAGAGTGGTGTTCTCGTATCTAGTACTGCTATACCCGCGTTTTTAAATGAATTTGCCATATTATCCTCCGAGGGCTATTGCCATTGCGACTGCTGATCCCGAAGCTGTCGCAGCTGTCGATTGTGCATTTGTAACACCAGTGTTAAGATTAACGAAATTAGAATCAACTTCTACATTGGTTAGGGGGCTATTCTTTGGGTCTGAGTTAGCGGGTTCGGCTAAAACGGTTCCCTGTCTGAGATAAAGTTCAGTCATTATGATTCCTTGTTCAATAATTGTGTTAACATATCTTTAATACTATTTATGTCTGATTCTAATTTATTCATTCTAATTCTAATTTTCTTATCTTCCATATACTTATTGTAATCATTTTTATTTGAATTAACGATTAATCCGAACTTATTTTTATCTAGGTTCGGATTTGATTCGATCTTCATTATGCTACTGCCACAATTCTAAAATCTCTAAGTCTAGGAGTTTTGTTAGAATCCGCAGAATTAAAAACTATCTTAACCGAAATGATATCATAATCATCTACACCAGTTACAGTGGTATTACCCTCAAAAAATCCACCCTTATTATTAGATGATTTTGTTCCGATGTTATCAATTTTTGTATATTTTAAGGATTTGTGATTTACTCCCTCAATACCAGAATTAGATGTTCTGTAATAAAAATCTATGTTAGTGTTATAGGGTTGGTTATATGTAAAGAATAGCTTAAACCCCGTTGAAATATTAACAAATTGAAGTGGTCTTGAAACATACTTCGAAACTGATGTAGAACCCATTGGTGCTATTTCATCTAGATATCTAGTATTATATACTATGTATAGGATTGTTCCTGTCATAGTAAATTCAGAATCTACTGTCACGGTAGTCTTATCATCAGATATATCTGTTATGATAAAGTTACCAAGATCTGTACCACTCGATGTGCCATCATATATATGAAGGTTCATTCCAATTTTAAATTTACCAAATTCCGTTGTAGTTGTTGCATTAGTAGTTGTTATAGACGAGAGCGTTGGGTGTGTCAATGCGGTTGCTGTAAATGTCGATACATCTAGATCCGTACTGATATCGTCAACATCTGGTGAATTAATCCTGTTTGTAGAACATAGTGCATCAATACCAGCAATGTTAATTATTGGTGATACTCTTGCATCTTCCGTTGATAACTTTGCAGTAAATTCTAACGAATGGAAACTTGTCCCTTGTGCATCTTCCCCAACAGGATTAAGAACTGAGATAGTAGATGGAGTAGATTTATTGAGTCTATTTACTAATTTTGTAGGTAATGTATCACTGTGGTGCTTGTACTCGTATTCGAGATTAGTTCCAGGTATAATTTTATCTTTGAATGCCGGTTTTATAACATCAATTTTAATATTCTTTGTTATTTTAAGACCAAATTTCTGTATTAGATATTCCGAACTTGTAGCAAGTACACCAGTATCTATGACAAAGAAATCATTCTCTACATTAGATACAGTATGTATTCCGTTTATATGGGTGTCTTGAATAGTACCAGCATAAGTGCCAGCTTCAAGACCAGAAATTTTAATGGAATCCCCATTATTAAGTCCGTTATTTGGTAATGATATTCTAATTAATGATGAATTGTCTTTAGTTCTACCAAATACATGAGAAACATCACTCTCGGGAATATCATCATTAACAAGTTTGAAAGTACCGACACCGGTATCAAACTCAGCTCTGTATAGTTTGAATGTTAGATCTTCATATTGATCGGTTGTCCAAACGGATGCACTCTGAGATTTGAATAAAGATCCAAGGAGAGGTTGTGTTTGTATAGAACCTCCACCGCTTAAATCATCATCACCCATATATGATGTCCATACAACATATTTTTCCGAATCCGATTTAATATATATACCATATTCTTTACCACCCTCGAGGTAAACCGGAGCACGAAACTTTATATTAGTTGGGGTATTTGCAGGATTTCCATACGGTCTAGAATCTATTGTAGTTGTATTCTCTGTATCTACCTGAACATCATCAGCATTAACGTAAACTTCTGATAACGGGAACGAATTGGGTCCGGGATATCCATTAATCGTTTCTACTATTGAAACGTATATAGGAATATTAGATGTATCTTTTTGTCCGAAGTATAAGTCCACAGCTGTTACAAATATACCCGTCTCATCTTCAACGAAAAATGTTTGGCATAGAGGATCTACTGGACATACCCATTGAGCTGTTGCGGAAGTTACACCAGTTGCAACTGGTTCTCCCTCTCTAGTGACAACTTTGTCTTCACCTCGAACTTGTATTGTTTTTGATTGGGTTGTATAGGTAGTAACCGGATATTCTACCCAATTCCTAATACTGGTTATTTTGGGTTGGGTGGACATCAATGTACCAGTTGAAGTAAAATCAACAATGGCAAAGGATTCTGAAAATAGATCAGATATACCAGATGTTGTAAAGATTATTTCTTTGCCGCCGACAAATAGTTTTTTATTTCCCTCGTTAGGGATTGATAATAACCCGTAGAGATTACCGTAGGCAGATGATTTTGTTGTAGTAGGTGTGTTTACAGTAGTTATCTTTGCAGTTGCAGTTGATATCGATCCCGTAATATCTTCAGATGCGGCGAAAGTACCTTTAACATTTGATACGAATAGTATAATGTCTGACCCTGTAGTTTTCTCTATACCCAATAGAACAGCTGTTGCAGAAGATGTTACACCAGTTATAACATCCCCAACATTTAATGCTGTTACCTTATTTCCATCAACTTTTCGAATATCAGCATCCTCTGATCCAGCAACACTCTTTGCGTCAAATGTTCCAGATGTTACAGATACAGTTAATTCGGTTGCTGGAGTAAGGTGTCCCGATAAATTAATTTTATCAACAAATACATTAAAATCTGAATCTCTTTTTAATCCCGTTACTACATACTTTAGGGTTGCCGCCCTCATATACGGAATTAAACTTGATGTTATTTTTGATGTTTTTTCTTCAGAATATTCAGCTCTCGTTTCATATGTAGTATGTGCGACTTGATATGAAACATTTTGTGTTACATATGTTGCAACTGTTTCTGTAACAGAAGGACCACTTCCATATATAACATTTTCGGGTGGAACTCCAGATATATCAAAATTTTCGTCAATTGGATGTGTCCACGTTGAATTATTGATTACGGGATAAGTTAATGTCGATCCAGACGGGTCATGCGGTGCTGTAATAGCTTCGGTGCCAAATTCGACATTTGTTGATACTGCAAATTCAGTTCCATTTGCAGTATTATATGCATCCGTAAATGATTGTGTAAATTTCGCGGCGTGGGATAGTACTTCATTATCTAGTTCACCCTTTGTCAATGTCAGCGCTGTTTCGACAACTGAGCTATTTTCCTCCTGCGCGATTTCATTGTCAAGTGAATGATGATTCGCCATTCCAATAATACCCATAACAACGGGGTCATTTGATGCTATTCCATTCGATATGGTATCCCATTCGATAGGAACAGCAGTGTCCGGATTCGCGGCATTATATTCCACTGCAGCTTGAACTAATGCAGCAGTTGATTCTTCTGCAGTAATTTCATATTGTAATTTTGATTCTACGTTAGCGGTCATTGATATTCTCGTTTAATTTAATAGTTTGAATCTCTAATAACAGGAAGTGTCTCGGTGTCAATCCATATATCAGATTCGGGTGTTAATTCTCCGACACCAATGAACGAAACTACGGCGAATGGATTAACATTTGATACTCTAGAACTATTAGAATTTCCAACATATTCAATCTCCGTAAAAGGTAATGTTACTATAGTATCATTTACGACATAGTTATTTCCCTCCCTTTGGGACCTTGTTCCATATTCTTTTAATTTAATATGAGATTCTATTATTGGTGATGTTAATTCTCCGATACCGGTGTTTATAAAACACTTATAATCAGGATTAGTTAAATCACCTACGCCCATATCATTAAAAGAATCAACAATAAATCCATTTTTGAATAGACTGAATCCATCAGGATCTTTTACTTCTGTTGTAGACGTTTCCATTTCTAACAGATTTAAAGATGTATAATATTCTAAATTATCAATCCGTTTATCCAATTTACCGATATCTCTCATGGTATATCGACGGTTATTTTTCCGCTTAACTTTAACAGAAGAAGGTAAGACCCCACCGTAAGGCACATTTCCTAGAGTATATAATAACATAGATCCCTCTGGTAGTGCCGGCATTTGGGGGGTTAATGATGATTCACCCTTAATAATTTTAATCTCTTTCTTGGGGGTTAATACAATTCCATCCATTCTCGGAAGATAATATGAATAATCTACTGAAATAGGATTATCGTATTTTAATATACCAAAATTGACATTTTTAAATCCAATGCCATTATCGTTTTGTACTGGTCTAAAATCAATCGAATCTCTGAGATTTGGTTGTATATTTGTATAATCAGCTGAATTGTCATATGATTCAACAGAGAAAAAGTCTGGATTATTGGTGAAGAAATGAGTATTATATTCAAAAGCTACTCGAATAGATCCAGTTAAATCGGAAGCAGTATTTCGTTCAATCGATCCTATACCATAATATAAACTGGTTTGCCCAGAATTTAATTTGTATTGTGATGTGATGTCTTTAGTGGCATCATTGCTGGAGCCTATAGCACCAAATGCAGGAGCTACTTTAACTGATAATAATTTTGTACAATCTGCTTTACCTAATAATATTTTTGATATATTAATAACGTTTGTAGTAGTTAAATCAAAAGTTTCTACCGACAGCTCTTTTGTTGCTGGAACAGCGTTAGATCTTTCGATGGTCCCGAATACAGTATAGTGCGTATTTGAGGACAAATTCTCTACCTTAATTGAAGTAGGGGATGTCAACTCAATTGTGGCCGGACTTATTATAGTTCCTGCATTACTGCCGCTCGTCTCAATCACGGTAAAATTTTGTGGGGTTATTGGTGCGAACACTCCATCACCGCTCCAATATTGTATTAGGCTTGCAATGGAAATCTCTAGGAATGTGTTAGATCCTGTGCTAGTATCACCCAACTCTCTTGTTATAAAATATTTGGTATCAGAACTAGTTCCATCATCCTCCTTCAGATCTTTAATAAAGTTATGGGGTAATTTATAAACTGCGGTATTAGCATTATTGGCTATGTAAGAATTTAAGACATAAAATATAGATGATGTTATGGCAGCAGTTATGTTGGCACCAACCGTTAATTCGTTCGATGTTATGTTAGTAATTTTATACTTCTCAAGCGGGTCAGATGGATCTGCAGTTATATAATCCCCTTCCTTGAGATCTCCTATAAAATCTGTACCGATACCTGTAATAGTGGTTGATCCGATAGTACCGTTTATCGCTCCCATTAACCTATCGTGAACTTGAGCAATATTACCAGTGAAATTAACCGATCCTATTGTATTAGCACTGTCAATATATAAACATTTAGCATTTTTAGAAAAGGTGTATCCAGAATCAATCGACATATCATGAATATAAACACGATATTCGGTACCACCCAATGTACCGTTATCCCTTTCAATCCACCTTGATTTACAAGTTCCTATTTTAGTACCGACATTAGTCCCCGCACTAACACTGAATTCGTCGTATATATCAAAGTCGATAAAATCAGAACCCATTTGCGAGGGTAGTGTTGACGGAAGATCGATCAATATGTATTTTGGAGTAGATACAGCAATACTAGACCCATCTTCTCTTGCTACATCTCGAGCTCTGTCATTCTTTAATCTTAATTTTCCTGTTTGTGTATGGGAAAACCCCTTTACTACACCTATACCATTTGAAATTTCTACAATATATTTGTCTTCTTGACCAGCATATGTAACTGGGTCTGTAACAGGAGGAATAGCAGGATATGCACCAGAATTTAAATGAACGTTTTTAACAAATTGCCACGTTACAGTACCATCCGTAAAAGTTGAAAATGTTGTTAAGAATGTAGGTTTATTTGCTCCCGATGTTCCAGACTTTACACATTTATATGTGTAAGTTAACCCCAGTCCGCCAACATCTTCTCTAATGACGTCACCGATTAGATAATCTTTTTCCGCTACCCAAGTTTCTACAAAGTTGTCACGATCCTCGAGAAGATTTAATTTAAAATCCCTTACAACGTAATCGCCGGATTCATCATATGTTCGTTTAGCTAGTTCGTGTTCAATGACACTATAATTAGGGGTATCTTGCATTAAGCGAGTAACACCAGCCTCAGCCCTATATAATTCTAGGTATCTTGGTTTAGATTCTGTATTGGTTAAATTCCCTTCCGAATTAACGGTCAGCGGATATTTTACGAAATTCGTAGATATTGAATATCTATGGGCACCTGGAGCAGCATAATTTGGAGAACCTGTTGCATTATCATTTAGAGTTAAATCCGTAGCAGAGGTTGTTATGTCATGATCCCATTCAATACCACACGTAAATGATGGTATTGAATCGTATCTATTTAATATAAGATTAGACTGAACTACTTTAACAAAAAATCCATCTATATAATATATACCATTAGCTATAGATAGCATTGAACCAAGACCGGAAACAACTCCGTCAGAATATCCTTCAGATTGTACAGTAAGTGGAGTTCCACTTCCACTAGAAGTTATATTCTCTCCTTCCTGAAATGTTTTTTGACCAGAAGTGCCGGATGAAATATACCTAACATAAAGTACATCATTCGTATCAGTCGAATCTGCTATCTCGGTATGAACAACTTTTCCTGTAACACCCGAAGTAGCCCCAGTATATACTAACCCCTCTGAATCAGATAATACCACCCCCGTAGAAGGGGCATTTATTTTAACATAATCTGTTCGGGGAGAATAATTAAGTCTACCATCAACAACAGGAGAACCGTTTTTAAATAAATGTTTCCCTATAGAGTTAACTTGATTCTGTAGTATTGATTGTATTTGTGTTAATTCTCTCGCTTGCACAGCAGTGCCAGGGCGAAACAATATTCTCAAATAATCCTTTAACTCATCATAGTCATCAAAATAAGGATCTGTATTAAAATTGTAAGACATAATAATTCTCTTTTAGGTATATATTATATTTATATTAGAATGATATGTAAGATTTAAACTTAACTCCCTGATTACCCGAATTGATATCACCTGTCACAGAAAATGTTATCCGATTTTCCGCTAAAATAATATCCCCAGAATATCTATTTATAGTGGGGGAAAGTAATATTGAAGTAACTGTGAGTGCTGTATTTGTTGCATCCGAATCTAAAAATAAAGTTCCAGAAGGATCTGTGTTATGCTGTATTGACTGTAATAAGACTTTAGATCCATCATAACTTATAACTCTAAATGTCTTTGTACCCATATAGATAACTGTATTAATAACTACGGACGGAGAAATACTGGATGCATCAATTAAATAACATGTCGTACCAATTGCACCAGAGAACTTTGATGTTACACCATATTGTTCTATACCTTTGATCAATCCTATTTGATTGTAATCATTATTTACTATGATACCGTGATTTTTATCTTCGTCTAGGGAATTAAATAAACAGAGAGTTGTCGATTTTAACTCTCTAGGGAGATCATAGCCATGCCCCCCTCGAGGAGATAATATAACTCTGAGTGATGCACCACTGCCTTTTTGTTGCGGAGAAGAATCTGTTATAGATATAGTGGCGTAATGATATCCCGAACCATAATTATCAATTATTAGATCTGTTATAACCCCATCAGTTATAGTTAAACTAATAGCACCTGCAGTCCCATCTCCTACAACTGTTGCAGTTACATTACCTGGTATATCATATCCTGAACCACCATTTTCTATAATGATCGTTGATATTGACCCATCGACAGCAGCATCCTCGACTACAGCTTGATTAGTATCTAGATTACCATAATCACCTACGCTAATTTCAAATGTAGCACCGCTTCCAGTATCATTGGCCCCTTTGACTATGGTTAAATCGGCATAGGTATAACCCTTCCCTGCATCAGTAATAGTAATAGCGGACACAGCTCCATTACCGTCTAGTGTAGCAGTAGCAGTAGCAGTTCCCGTTCCATCTGCACCAGTTCCATCCCCAGCTATAACCAGGTAAGATTGGTCATCATAAGCTGTGCCCGCTGTTACGATGGTTACATTTTCGTTTAGTATATTACCTGCAGAATAATAAGGATTATGAATCTGCCTTGTTATGGGGATCATTCCAGATCCGGCAAATTTATTGATAAAACCCGTTGGTATATCTGCCATATATTTCCAGATATAACCTTCAGGGGTTGAAATGTTGAATAATTCAGTTCCGGTTGGTCGTGTTACTGATGCAACACCCCCATTATTATTTAAGCATTTGTATATTCTGTTATTGGAGATAGCGTAGAATTTCTTTGTGCTCATGTCTACTACATCATCATACATATCAAAAATTTCACCGGATGCCCATTGATTATCCGGCACAACAAAAGATACGTCGCTGATATTAACCTTTTTGGTTGATACCATATTCGATCGAATATCGGTTTCCGAACTAACAGAAATACTGTACTCGGGAACATTGGCAAGGTCGTCCCATGGCGTTGTATCGGAAACGAAATAATTATAATGACCTGTATTCGTTGCTATATCATCAAATACTGATTTAGCAATCGAATAATGAAATTGCGGTGTTATTTTAGCATTAGACATATTAAGAGACTGTTATAGTCCATGTGATTGACATAGAATCAGAAGATCCTATATTAACAACGTCGAAAGTTGTTCTACTAAGCATATTCCCCGCACTTGCCGCATCGAATATACCAGCTTCGGTAATAGCACCGGTTGCGACTCCAGCCA